AATACGCAACGAAGCCAACCATCATGTATTTGATGAGTCGTTTTTTAATGGCGCAGTATGGGCAAGAGGGAAAATAAAGGAGAAGAACCGTGGATGAGAGCAAGCCAGAAGTAAGATCGGACATTGACCAGATATGTTCGGCAGTTATGGCAGACACCGAAGCGGTAGAGGAAGCTGAGAGGCTTCGCTGGATGCTGGTAGCGGCTCAGGCAAGGATTGATGTATTTAGGACGTTAGAGGCTTCTAATCGGAATATAGACAGGAATACACAATGAACGAGATAGACGACTCAAATCTGGCTGAATGTGAATATTGTGGTTTTGTTGATAATTGGAACGAAATCCCTACGGCTAATGATCCTTGGTGTTCTGACGGTACGGTAACGGTATGTCCTAAGTGCAATGAAGGTGAGTCATTCCGTGACTATCAGCCGGAGAAAAAGAATGAAAGCTGATATAAGGTCGATTACCCAGATCGGTGAGCGCAAGCCTGAGACTGAAGGCGACAAGATTTTATTTACGTTAAAAATAAACAATGTTACTAGAAGGAATCGTATTGAAATAATTGGTGAGCTTACTCAGGATGAGAAGCAAAAACTGTTTGAGTTGCTTGGAATTAAATGAGAAAAAGAGAGAAAGAATACCTATCCAAAATAGCTGATATTGGCTGTATATTGTGCTATAAACTTGGTAATGCTGGCACTCCTGCTGAGATTCATCATATCAGGGGTATGGGCTTAGGGATGGGTGTTAGGAACTCTCATGACAATGCTATTCCTTTATGTCCTGAGCATCACAGGGGTAACACTGGGTATCACGGTTTAGGCCGTAAGGCATTTGAGAAGCGATATTCTGTTACCGAATGGGAACTTAAAGACAAGCTGGAGCAAATATTAAATGAAGAAAACCAAGATGGAGAAGAAGGTTAGTAAGGTCATGTCAGAGTTCAAGGCTGGCACATTGCACTCAGGCAAAGGCGGTAAAGTTGTTAAGAATCCTAAACAGGCGGTTGCTATTGCTATTTCGGAAGGCCGTAAGGCTGCTAAGGGGAAGAAATGAAGACAGGTCTCTATAGCAATATTCATGCCAAACGTAAGCGTATAGCTGAGGGTTCTGGCGAGAAGATGAACAAGCCGGGAACCAAGGGAGCGCCTACGAAGGCAGACTTTAAGCAAGCAGCTAAGACAGCGGTTCGGGGTTCTCGCACTGCAAAGAATAGGGCTAAGAAATAATGGCTAAGACTGCGGCATGGCAGAGGAAGGAAGGCCAGAGCAAGAAGGGGGGATTAAATGAAAAAGGGAGAAAGTCGTACGAAGCTCAAAATCCCGGCTCTGATCTTAAGTCTCCTGTTAAATCTGGTGATAATCCTCGCCGTGCTTCATTTTTAGCCCGTATGGGTAATATGCCCGGTCCGGAGAAGAAACCAAATGGGGAGCCTAGTCGTTTGTTACTATCTTTACGAGCATGGGGAGCCTCAAGCAAGGCTGATGCCAAGAAGAAAGCCGCAGCCATATCTGCTAGAAACAAGAAAAAATGATATTAAATCTAGGCTCTGGCAAGGACTGGAGAGAGGATTGTCTAAACTCCGACATACAGGCAAGGGTAAATCCTGACTGGTGTTGCGACATATCAAGGGTTAATTGGGGAGAGGTTATAGAGACCCGATTTGGCCCGATAACGATACAAACTAGGATGTTTGAGAAAATCGTCGCAAACGACGTTTTAGAGCATATTCCTGACTTAATTTCCGCCATGAAGAACTGCAAGGACTTGCTGGTATCTGGTGGCGAGTTCCATATTAACGTGCCGTATGACCTGAGTTTAGGTGCTTGGCAAGATCCAACGCATGTTCGGGCATTTAACGAGAATAGCTGGCTGTACTACACGGAGTGGCATTGGTACTTAGGTTGGGATGATGGCTTTAAGTTATCGGAGCTTCAGTTCAATTTGTCCGAAATGGGTACACAAATGTCTGACAAAGGCATTCCCGATCAGGAGATACTAAGGACTCCGAGGGCGGTAGATTCCATGAAGGTAACTTTATGCAAGCCATAGTTATATGTTCGGTAGGCAACCCCGGTGTAACCGTTTTATTAGAATCTATCCGTGTATATGCACCAGACCTTAGAATTTACTTATGCGCAAATAGTCTGGGACTTTGGGGAGAAATCCGTTCAAAAATGCCAGAGCTTGACATCATCTTCAGGCCAAATACTGCTACCAATTTCGGAGATGCGTATAATGAAGGCATCGATTACGCTTTCTCCCACGGGGGATATGATTCACTGATTCTGGCTAACGATGACGTTGTTATAACACCTAGTACCATAGATTTGCTGGCTAAAGACACGAGAATTCTGGAATCAAACGCCGTAAATCTCGGAATCTTAGGGGCCAGATCGGACTATGTATTGCCGGACCAGAACATTAGGTTCCCGGTAGAGGAAGACCAGCCAATAGGATTAAGGTGGGCTAGTGAAGCCAAGATCAGAGAGACGGGAGTTATAGCGCCTATCTTTGCGACGATAAGTAAGAAGGCTTGGGATGTAGCCAAGTTCCCTAGCACCAATTGGTATTCCGATAATATAATATGTCATGACCTGCAACAAGCGGGGTTTCGGCATTTCGTCAGTCGTGCGTATGTGCATCATGCAGGAAGCCAGACGGTAGGTACTGACTTTGAAAAATGCCATGAGGAGCCACGAGAGTGGATAAAGGCTAACAGGCCGGATATGTACAAAGTGTTTTACGCATGACACCTGAAAGGTAATGCAAAAATGGAAACAACTGACAGTAAAGAGCAGCAGGTTACAGCCCATCCGGGACTAACTAATGCAGGTAAGGGTAGACCAGCAGGAGTACCTAATAAGAGTACGGCAGTAGTACGCAATGCTATTGCTACTCTGCTAGAGAAGAACGTGCCTTACATGGACAGATGGCTCCAGAGGGTAGCTGAAGGCGATGAGGTACTAGGACTCAAGCCTGACCCAGCCAAGGCACTAGACCTAATGCAAAAGCTGAGTGAGTACCATATCCCTAAGCTGGCTAGGACAGAGGTAACGGGCGCTGATGGTGGTCCTCAAGAGCACGTGGTTACATGGCAGAAATAGTACTTTGAATATTTATTAAATTAATATTATAATATTGCCATTGGAGGTATCAATGGACAGACAGGCTAGATTAAAAACAATTGATGGCGTTGAGCATCATCATTGTGGGAAATGCAAAGAATATAAGCTGCCAGAAGCATTTTATAAAAACATTAAGTCTTTAACTGGTAGGCAGTCTTATTGCAAGATTTGCGTTAAAGAATATGCCTCTGGCGAAGATTGGGTTGCTTGGCGCAAGGAACGGTATTACAAAAATCCAGAAAGAACTATTTGGATTGAAGCTAGGTCAAGGGCAAGCAAAGCCCAACTGCCATTTGATATAGAGCCGGAGGATTGCAAAATACCTGAGTTTTGCCCCGTCCTTGGCATTAAATTATCGCCAAAAGGAAAAGGCACTCACCAAGACTCTACGCCAACATTAGACAAAGTTAGCCCGCTCAAGGGTTATGTAAAAGGAAACGTCAATGTTATATCTTGGAAAGCTAATAGATTGAAATCTAATTGCGATGATCCAGAAGTATTTGAGGCTATTGCTGCATATATCCGCAATAGTAAAGGCTTCGCATGAATGAAATAATTATCCCCTACAAGCCACGGGAGCATCAGTTAGCCTTGCACGAGGCTCTAGACAAGAATCGCTTTGTTGTCGGAGTCATGCACAGAAGGTTTGGGAAAACTGTTGCAGCTATTAACCAGATCGTCAAACAGGCTGTTGAGTGCCAGTTAGAATCGCCTCGATATGCTTATGTTGCCCCAACATATACCCAAGCCAAGCGGATCGCCTTTGACTATTTGGTCAAGTACACAAGGCCGCTAGGGGCCAGCGTAAACATAGCCGAACTTCGGGTTGACTTCTGGGGTCGCAGAATCTCACTTCATGGAGCTGATAACGCAGATTCCTTGCGCGGTACTTACTACGATGGGGTGGTGCTAGACGAGGTTGGCGATATGAACCCTAAAGTCTGGAATGAGGTATTGCGTCCTGCTTTGGCTGACCGTCTTGGATGGGCTTTGTTTATTGGTACGCCTAAAGGGAACAATCACTTTAAGGAGCTAAGAGACAGGGCCGAGAAAACTGAAGACTGGTCGCTGGTTGAGTTCAAAGCCTCGCAAACCAATATTATCCCTGACAAGGAGCTATGGGCTGCTAGGCAGGAGATGGGCGAGGACAAGTACCAGCAGGAGTTCGAGTGTTCATTTAACGCAGCGGTGGAGGGCAGCTACTATGGTCAGATTATCAATGATCTCGAGGAAAAGGGCCGTATCACTACCGTTGACCGTGATGACCTTTGTAAGTCTTTTGTTGCTTGGGACCTTGGGATGGGCGACTCTACTTGTCTTTGGGTTGCTCAGTTGGCTGGCAAGGAAATTAGGATCATTGATTGCATGGAGAATCACGGAGTCGGTCTGGACTACTATGTATCATGGTTGCGAGACAACAACTATCAAGGGTTCACCCAGTACCTCCCCCATGACGTTGAAGTCCGAGAGCTGGGAACGGGAAGAAGCCGTAAGGAAGTGCTCGAAGAAGCGGGGCTATCTATAACGGTGGCTCCAAGGCTGTCCATTGCTGACGGCATTCAGGCTGTGCGTAGGATGCTGCCTAGATGCTGGTTTGACCACAAGGTTAAGCCGGGGCTTGATGCATTACGTAACTACCGGCGGGAGTATAACGAGAAGCAACAGGTGTTCTACGATAAGCCATTACACAACTGGGCCTCTCATTACTCGGATAGTTTTCGATACCTAGCAATAAGCCTTGACGAATCAGCGGATTCATGGTCAAGCGAGTTGCCTATCAAGACGAATTGGATTGTATAATAAGCAAAATTGCCCGAAAGGTATTTGCTATGAAGATGGACGAAGGCCAGATTAAAGGTATTCTCGAAGCCGAGATTGACAACAGTCTTGGTTATATTGATACAGAGACCACAGAAGCCCGTAGCAAGGCATTGGATTACTATCTACGCAATCCTTACGGGAATGAGGTTGAAGGACGTAGCCAGATTGTGACTGGCGAGGTTGCTGAAGCTATTGATGGTGCATTGCCGCAGCTTATCCGAGTGTTTACGACCACTGAGGATATTGTCTACTTTGAACCTAAGACACCTGACGCTGAGGAGTCCGCCAAGCAAGCCACTGATTACTGCAACTGGGTGTTCTACCGTGAGAACGACGGTCTATTGATCCTGCATAACTGGTTTAAGGATGCTTTGCTTCAGAAGGTAGGCGTAGTCAAGACGTACTGGGATAAGCGGGAAGATGTTACGGTAGAGAAATACAAGAACCTAAGCGAGATGGAGCTATCGATGCTTCTGTCGGATGAGTCGCTAGAGGTTGTTGAGCAGGATGTAGAGTTTGACGATGGCGGCATGGACATGATGGGTCAGCCTATCGTGGTTCCTCGCTATGAGGTCAAAGTCAAGAGAATGAAGAAGTACGGCTGTGTCCGTATTGAAAACGTACCACCGGAAGAATTCCTAATTTCCAAAGCAGCTAGGGATATTGAGAGTTCTCCTTTTGTAGCTCATCGCAAGCTCATGCCGAGGTCAGATTTGATCGCTATGGGCTACGATGAAGACCTTGTCTTTCAGCTACCTTCTTATGATGATCTGTCGTTCTCTGAGGAACGGATTGCCCGTTACGACGCAGGAGAACAGCCAGACGAGCAGCAAAGCCTTGACCCTGCCATGCAGACGGTTGAGGTTTATGAGTGCTATATCCGCATTGATGAGGATGATGACGGTATCGCAGAGTTGCGCCGTATTGTCTATTGCGGCAGTGAAATACTAGATGATGATGAGTGTGATTACATTCCGTTCCACTCTATCTGTCCTATCCCTATCCCGCACAAGTTCTTTGGTCAGTCGCTTGCTGACCGTACTGTTGACCTGCAACTTATCAAGTCCACGATTGTCCGTCAGTCGCTCGATAACCTGTACCTGACTAACCATAACCGGGTGGGTGTGGTTGATGGTCAGGTGAACATTGATGACTTGCTTAATGCTACGCCGGGCGGTGTGATTCGGATGAAGAACCCGAACGCTCTGGTTCCGTTATCTGTTGCGTCTACGTTTGGTCAGGCAATGCCGATGCTGCAATACTTGGATGAGGTCCAGACCAAGCGCACAGGAATTAGCGATGCACAACAAGGGCTTGACCCGGATGTATTGTCTAACGTGACTGCTGCTGCTGTTGCTGCGATGATGAAGTCCAACTCTGGCAAGATGGAGTTGATTGCTCGCATATTTGCTGAGACGGGCGTTAAGAGCCTGTTTAAGGGCGTATTGCACTTGTTGGGCAAGTATCAGGATAAACCTAAGCTGGTCCGTATGCGTGGCAAGTATGTTGAGTATGATCCTCGCACTTGGCAGAATGAGTACGACGTGTCGGTTAACGTTGGCTTGGGTTCTGGAGACCGTGACCAGAAGATTGCTATGTTGCAGATGATCTTAGCCAAGCAGGAGCAGATTATTCAGCAGTATGGCCCTGCGAATCCGTTGGTTACGGTGGGTCAGTACCGCAATACATTGGCTAGGTTCATTGAGGCTGCTGGCTTTAAGGATGCCAACGTATTCATGAACGAGATTACGCCGGAGCAAGATGCTCAGTTGTCGCAGCCAAAGCCACCGGAGCCAGATGCACAGGCAGAAATAGCCAAGATGCTAATGGATGTTGAGCGGGAGAAGAACGAGGCTAAGTCACAAATTGATGCGGCGAAGCTGGATCTGGAGAAGCAGCAGTTGCAGGCAGAATATACCCGTAAAGGTATAGAAATGCAGATGAAGAACCAGAAGGATCAGGCTGAGATTCGCATTAAAGAGGCGCAGTTAGCAGTTCAGCAACTTCAGGCTATTCTGGCAATGGATTTAGCTGATGAGGAAACCCGCAATAAGCAGGCTGAGATTGTCCTTAAAACGATTAAAGAGCTAGGGAGTCTAAGTGGACAGAGCGCAATGGGCTATTAACCTACTGAGGGACGATACGTTTCGTGAGGTTCTTGAGGAACTGCGGGGCGTAGAGATGAGCCGAATACTCATGAGCGACTATGATGAGGTTCATGACCGTGAGGATGCTTATACGCGTCTCAGGGTTCTGGAATCGATTGAGAACCACATAGAAGGCATGGCAGATCAGAAGAAGATTGATGCTAAAAGGCTAAAGATTTTGTAACCCGAGTCGGGCGGTTCCCGATATAATTTAGGAAACATACATGAGCGATACTCAGAACACGACTCCAGACGGAAGTGGTGAGTTGACGGTAGGTGGTGCAGCAGACGCTATTTTGGGTCTAATGGGTGGTGAAGACGGCTCCGAACAGGAACAACCAGAACGCCAAGCAGAGGCCAACGATAGCGATGCCGAATCTGATGAGTATGAAGACGAGTCAGAGGTAGAACAAGATGATGACGGTGAAGAAGCAGAGGAGCCTCAGACATTCCGTGTCAAAGCCGCTGGCGAAGAACGGGAGGTAACCCTAGATGAGCTTATCAAGTCTTATCAACTTGGCACAGACTATACCAAGAAATCGCAAGCAGTCGCTGAAGAACGCAAGGTCGTAGAAGCAGAGCGCCAGCGTATCGATGAAGCGAGACAGCTCCGTGACCAGTATGCGGAGAGGTTGCAGATGATTGAGCAGATGCTGAATCAGCCGCAGCAAGAGGAAAATCTAGAGTATCTCAAGGAGACTGATCCTATAGGTTACGCTGTCAAGGTAGCCGAGATGAGTCAACGAGAGAAGCAGATAATGCAGGTTCGGGCTGAGCGTGAGCGCATTACGCAACAGCAAGAATACGACAGACAGACACGACTAAGGCAGACAATATCTGTTGAGTCCGAGAAGTTAGTTGCTGCGTTACCTGAGTTTGCAGATCCTGAGAAGGGCGAATTAATCCGAAAGGATATTCGGACTTACGGTAAGCAGGCTGGATTTTCTGATGAAGAATTAGCGAATGTTTATGATTCGCGAGCAGTTCTGACGCTATGGAAGGCGATGCAGTACGACAAGTTGAATTCTGCAAAGTCTGGTATCACTAAGAAGGTTTCAGAGGCTCCCAAAGCGATTAAGCCGGGAGTATCTAGGCCAAGGGATAGCAATAGCGAGGAACTGAAGAAACTTAAAGCGCGAGCTAAGAACTCTGGACGAGTTGCTGATGCCGCAAGTGTATTTGAACGATTCTTGTAAAGGATGTAATCATGGCAACTTATACCGCACACAGCGCGATTGGTCAGCGCGAAGATTTGACGGATTAAATTTAGTCTATTAGACTAAGCCAGTCCCCTTTAAGTTTGGAGGCTGGCAGATGGGAAAGTTAGCAGCAACAAAGGAAGAATTGCAGGAGTTGATAAAGTTCAATACCTGTGAGGAAATTGGTAAAAAGTTTAACTGTAGTGCTGAGCTTGTTAGGCGGCAAATACATAAACTAGGTCTATCAATAACTAGGAGAAAGTTTGATCCTCCTAAAGATGAACTAGAAAACTTATACCAATCAATGTCATGTTCTAAGATTGCAAAACATTACGGGGTAGGCGAGACTGTAGTGTGGAGCAGGATAAAAGAACATAATATTGAGCTAAGGGAATTTGTGAATCATAGATTAAAGCCCGGAAGGGAGTTTTCTCTAAACCACAAAAAGAACTTAAGCAAATCTCACAAAGGTAAATGGGCTGGTGAATTAAACCCAAATTGGAAGGGTGGGGTTCATCAAAAACACCTTGCAATCCGTGCTACAGGCGAATACAAGCAATGGCGAGTATCAGCCTTGGCAGCAAAGGGAAACCGATGTGAGGATTGTGGGGTTGAGCAAAACTCAATGTGCAATTGTTGTGGTGTAAGAATTAGGCTTCATGTGCATCATATAAAGTCTTTTTCAAAATACCCAGAGTTAAGGTTTGATCTTTTGAATGCTGAAGTTTTATGTCCCAGATGCCATACCGCCAGACATAATTGAATAACTGGGTGAATTGCTGGAAACCCCTTAGAGCCTTAAGTACCAAAGCGTAACAATCTTAAGGATTGGGCAATCAGCAGCCAAGCCGCAAATGTAAGGCGAAAGCCCTAGGGTTGCGGAAGGTTCAACGACTAGGAAGTGACGAAAGAATAATCTTCCCACGAGCGCCCAGCGCGAAAGCGATGATATAGTCTGGACTACCGTGAAAGCGGTAGAAGCAAGGATAAAGAGCCTTGCGATAACAAATCGGTTATTTACGACATTTCGCCAACAGAAACACCGTTTATGTCATCTATCGGCAAGACTAAGGCTACTGCTGTTTACCACGAGTGGCAGACTGACGGGCTGGCTGCTGCAACGACTGCTAACGCTGCTGTTGAAGGTGCTGACGCATCTGATGCGACTCTGGCTCCTACTACCCGTCTCGGTAACTACACCCAGATCCTGCAAAAGACCATCAAGGTCTCCGGCACTCTGGACACGGTTAATAAGGCTGGTCGTAAGTCTGAGAAGGCATATCAGATGGCTAAGGCTTCGCAAGAGCTGAAGCGTGACCTTGAGACAATTATGCTGTCGAATCAGGGCCGTTCTGCTGGCGATAGCTCGACTGCTCGCAAAATGGGTTCGCTGCTGTCATGGATCAAGACCAATTCGTCTGCTCAGACTAACGGTGGCGATCCTACGACTATCGGCGTTTCGACCCGTACTGACGGTAACACCCGTACCTTTACCGAGGCTCTGCTGAAGGAAGTCGTTGCTGAGGTGTTTATTTCGGGTGGTTCGCCTAAAGTTCTGATGGTTGGCGCTGCTGGTAAGCAGAAGGTTTCGAGCTTTGCTGGTATCGGTGAGACTCGCTTCAACGTTACTGGTGCTAAACCATCAACCATCATTGGCGCTGCTGACATTTACGTGTCTGACTTCGGCAATATGGCTGTCGTTCCTAACCGCTTCATGCGTACCCGTGATGCTCTGATCCTTGATCCTGAGTATGCAGCAGTAGCTTACCTGCGTCCGTTCCAGACAAACGAACTGGCAAAGGCTGGCGATGCTGACAAGACTCAGATTCTGGTGGAATGCACACTGGAAGTGAAGAACGAAGCAGCGCATGGAATCGTAGCCGATCTCAATATGAGCCTCTGATTTGACATGTGTACGTGATTGAAGTAAGATGCCTCTGTATTTACTACGGAGGTGTCTTATGGAATGCAAGTATGATGGTTGTCAAAACAATGCTGTAGGTTGGGGATACTGCCAGAAACATTACCGCAGGTATATGAAGTATGGCAGTCCCGAATCAACTAAATATACGCAAGAGCCACTTGAAATAAGATTTTGGCGATTTGTTGATAAAAGGTCAGACGATGAATGTTGGCCTTGGACTGGCAACAAAAACCTGAAAGGATATGGAAGGTTTGGCGTAGGAAAGAAAACCCAAGGTTCTGAGGGTGCGCACAGGGTTAGTTGGAAATTGCACAACAATCAGGATATACCGCATAAAATGCACATAATGCACAAATGTGATAACCCAGTGTGTGTAAATCCAAGCCACTTAGTTTTAGGAACTGCAAAAGAAAACACGCATGACATGATTGCCAAAGGCAGGAAGCGGACAGTTGCTCCTGTTGGCGATTTAAATGGCAAGGCAATTCTTGATGCAGAAAAAGTAAGGTTTATTAGATCAAGTAAGCTAAATCACGCTGCACTTGGTAGACATCTAGGAGTTTCGCCTAGCTGCATTCGAGGTGTTAGAAGTGGTAGAACTTGGTCTCATATCGAGGATTTATGACACCTTTTAGAGAATCAGTAGTTCACGCGGACGATGACGGTGGGATTGTCATTGAGACAACACAGGACGTATCAGAGATTATTGAGGCTAACAAGGCTCAATTAGAGTTTGATAAGCAGAGGACTGGACATCTTAACGAACTGCATCATGTTGCCAGAATCCCGTTTACGGTCATTGATGACTTAAACAAGATGGGCATCATGAAGGGTTTTAATATCGTTGATGAATCAGCATTTGCTTGTTGGCTCAATGCCCCTGATAATGCGATGTGGAAAACTTATCGTGGAACTATTTCTAAGGGGAACTAATGATCGTCGGCGTATGTGTACCAGCAAGGGATGAAGTTCATACGGGTTTTGCGTTTGACTTCGCTAAGATGGTGGGTAGGGATTCTAAGCATCGTTGCTCTAAAGAGGGTAATGGCTTAAAGCTCTACACGATGGCTGGAACGCTGATATTTGATCAGAGGGAAAAGCTGGTTGATTCTGCATTAGCTGACGGTTGCGATGTTATTTTGTTCATAGACTCAGACATGAGATTCCCGTCTGACACTATTGACATATTGCTAAGTCGTGATGTTCCCATTATTGGGGTTAATGCTGTAACCAGACGCAAGCCGACTTTACCGACTGCTTTGAATTTGCAGTTAGAGAAAGACGATAATGGCAAGATTATCAGCCATGCTTGGCACAAGGTAGACTCAAGCGGTAAAGAGGGTGTTGAGCCTGTTACTGCGGTTGGTGGTGGTGTGGTGATGATTCGCAAGGAAGTATTCGCGGCGATCAAAAAGCCTTGGTTTGACGTAGGCTGGGGTTCTAAGGGCATCATTGGTGAAGATGTGCATTTCTGCATTAAAGCCTTGGACAGTGGATTTCAGACGTATGTAGACCACAGTTTGTCTAAGCATATCGGACACATTGGAACTTACGAGTACCGATGGGAAGATGTAGAGGACGGTGCTGTTGAGAGGCACAATAACGGGAAATAGTTATGGCTTTAAGCTCATACACAGAACTAAAAACTACGGTGGCAAATTACTTGGCCCGTAGCGATCTTACTGATGTGATACCGGATTTTATTAGGTTAGCTGAGGAAAGATTGCGTAGGGACTTGCGTATCCGTCAGATGTTAGTTGTAGCTACAGCATTGACAACGGGCGGTGATTCAACGGTTGGTTTGCCTTCCGACTTTCTGGAAATGCGCGACATTCACGTTGACCTTGATCCTATAGTTCAATTGTCGTACAAGGCTCCGAATGCCTTCTACGCATCAGGCAAGTCTACATTGTCTGGTAGGCCAACGACTTACACTGTATTGGCTTCTGAGTTCCAGTTAGCACCCATCCCTGATTCTGCGTATACATTGCAGATGCTTTACTACGCAAAACCCCCGCTACTAAGCGATACCAACCCAAGTAATATTTTCCTTGCTAATTGCCCAGACGCCCTGCTTTATGCTTCTTTAGGCGAGGCTGAGCCGTATATAATGAACGATGCAAGGCTACAGACTTGGGCTGCTTTATATGATCGCTCGGTAACAGCAATATCCAACTCTGACCAATCGAGTGAGTATGGTGGTCAGCCTATGTCTATGTCCTATAACGTGAGGTGAAATCATGGCAGAAATGTCGAATTATCTTGAAAATGCGTTGATTAACGCAACACTTAGAAACACAGGCTACACAAGCCCTACGACCTGTTTTGTGGCTCTGTATACCACTGATCCTACTGATGCTGATACCGGCACAGAGGTCTCAGGTGGTTCGTATGCTCGGACTGCGGTTACGTTTGGTGCGCCTTCTAACGGTGTGGCTACGAACAGCGCTTCGGTGACATTCCCGACTGCAACGGGTAACTGGGGAACCATTGCTTACATCGGTATTCGTGATGCTGCAAGCTCTGGAAACCTGCTGTACCACACTGCTTTGGATGCTTCTAAAGCGATTAATACTGGTGACGTGTTCACCATTTCTAGCGGCAACCTTTCCGTTACTCTGGAGTAAACAATGGCTCTAGTTATTGCTGACCGTGTAAGGGAAACGTCCACCACTACCGGCACTGGCACTTTGACACTGGACGGTGCTGTTAGTGGGTATCAGACATTTAGCTCTGCTATCGGCAATAGCAATACTTGTTACTACACGATAACACTTGGTGTAGATTGGGAGATAGGCATTGGAACGGTAAGTGCTGGCACATTGGCTAGGACTACTGTTTTAAAGTCTAGTAATGCTGGCTCTGCTGTCAACTTTGGTGCTGGCACTAAGGATGTATTTGCTACTTATCCCGGCGATAAGGCAGTAGATACGGACTTGGTTCAAACGCTTACCAACAAGACCATTAGTACGGATAGCAATACCATTAACGGCATAGCTGCATCGTCGTTTGTTTTGTCTAATGCTAGTGGTGTAATAGACGGCGCTGCTGCTCAGAAGGCTATTCCCTCTGGTACGGTGGTAGGCACTAGCGATACGCAGACGCTGACCAACAAAACCCTGACCGACCCTGCAATCATCGGCACGATCCTTGAAGACGTGTTCACGATCACGGACGGCGCTGCCTTTGAAGTCGATCCCGGCAACGGCTCGATCCAGCTAATTACGCTTGGTGCGAACAGAACTCCGAAGGCGACGAACTTTGCCGCTGGTGAGGCTGTAACGCTGATGGTGGACGACGGCACGGCCTACACGCTGACGTGGACTGATTCAACGTGGGGCGGTTCTGGCGTGGTGTGGAAGACGGACTCAGGTTCTGCCCCGACACTGAACACGACAGGCTATACGGTGATTGTTCTGTGGAAGGTCAGCACACAGGTGTACGGCGCTCGCGTGGGGAATAACTGATGGGGCGCTTTCGTGATTTAGTGGGAGAGCGTTTCGGCAGACTTCTGGTGCTGCAAAGAAACGGATACAACAAACACAGTCAATTGCTTTGGCTGTGCGAGTGCGAATGCGGAAACACTAAGTCGGTGCTCGGGTTTTTGCTTAATCGTGGAGAAACTCAGTCTTGCGGATGTTTGCACAAAGAAAGCATTGCAAGCGTTAATTACAAACATGGGAAGGCGCAAACATCAATCTACCGGATTTGGCGCTCAATGATGCAACGTTGCTACGACAAGAACTCTCATGCTTACGACAGGTATGGCGGTCGAGGAATAAACGTATGCGACCGCTGGCAAGATTTTGAAAGTTTTTATGCTGACATGGGAGACAAGCCAAAAGGAATGTCTCTGGAGCGCAAAGACGTAAACGGAGACTACTCGCCGGAAAATGTTGTGTGGGCTGACGCAAAGACGCAAGCCAACAACAGGCGCAGCAATGTGGTTCTTGAGCACGACGGACGAAAGCAGACTATGCAGCAATGGTGCGATGAGCTTGGATTAAGGATCGGTACGGTATGGGCAAGAATTAACCGTGGCTGGCCTGTTGATAAAGCATTGCTGAAAGAGGTGCGTCATGTTGGCTAAGCAATTGCAGGGTTCTGCCCTTGCCACACAACCAGTTTTTATCGAAGACACGTTTTCCACCCACTTGTACACGGGCAACGGCTCGACGCAGACGATCACGAACGGGATTGATCTGGCGGGTGAGGGTGGAATGGTTTGGATTAAATCTCGCTCTGCGGCTACAAACAATTTTTTGTTTGACACGGCGCGTGGCACTACCGATGAACTTAATAGCAACACGACAGATGCTGAAGCTTCTTTAGCTAATAGCCTTACTGCGTTTAATGCAGATGGGTTTTCTATAGGCAGCGCAACAGGCATTGGAGTTAATGCTGCTACCTACGCCTCATGGACATTCCGCAAGCAGCCTAAGTTCTTTGATGTGGTGACGTATACGGGGGATGGTGTTGCTGGACGTACTGTGGCGCACAATCTTGGCTCAGTGCCGGGCGTGCTTATTGTAAAGCGCGTAGATTCAGCAGGGCAATGGATGGTGTATCACCGTTCACTTGGCAACACCAAGTATTTAGGCCTTAATGTCACAGATGCAGAAACAACCAGCGCAAGTGCATGGAACAACACCACCCCAACATCAACCGTTTTTACTCTTGGTGATTATACAAACACAAACAACGCGGGCACTCTTTACGTTGCCTACCTCTTCGCCCATGACGCTGGCGGCTTTGGGCTGACGGGTACGGACAATGTGATTTCGTGTGGGTCTGCTGCTACTGATGGCAGCGGCAACTGGACTACAACGCTTGGGTATGAGCCTCAATGGGTATTGTGGAAAGCAGCTTCCACTTCTGGCCTTTGGGAAATTATTGACAACATGCGTAACTTTTCTGTTACGGATAATTTGCGCTTGTTTCCAAACAATTCAAATGCAGAAGCAAGTGCAGGTGGCCCCTACTTATCTCCCAACGCTACGGGCTTTAGAATGGTCGGCGGTGGCGGCCCTGTAAGCGGAACAATTATCTACATAGCCATACGTCGCGGCCCTATGAGAACGCCGACGAGTGGGACGAGTGTGTTTGGTTTGTCTGCCAGAACTGGAACAGGCGCAAATGCCACGGTTACGGGATCGGCTGGAGTTTCCGATGCCGTGTTAGTCAAGAACCGCGGTTCAGCAGTAGCTTCTTTATTTTCCTCAAGACTTACTGGCACAGGCTATCTTGTGACCTCAACCACAGCGGCAGAAGTGGCGGCAGCAACAACGATCCTGCAAGCTAACCCTTGGGATGTAATGGATGGCGTAAAAGTTGGAACTACGTCAACAATTACAAATGCTAGTGCTAACACGTATATTAACTACTTGTTTGACCGCGCCCCCGGCTTCTTTGATGTGGTGTGCTATACGGGGACGGGAGTAACAAACAGAACTGTGACCCACAACTTAACTACTGCACCGCAGTTACTATTTGTAAAAGCAAGAAATAACGTTCAGAACTGGAGTGCGTTGTGCACTTTAAACAGCGGATTGCAAGGTAGGTTAAACACCACTGACGCATTAAGTGCTCCGTCTGCTGCTGTTTGGGGGAATGGAAGTTCTTATGTTGCGCCAACATCATCCGTGTTTACTGTTGGCACGGACAACGAAACCAACGCATCTACTTGGACATACGTCGCTTACCTATTCGCCACTGTCGCAGGCGTATCCAAGGTATTTTCTTTTACAGGAAATGGAAGTTCACAAACAATTAATTGCGGTTTCACTGCCGGTGCAAGGCTAGTTCTCATAAAACGCACAGATAGCACGGGAGATTGGTATATTTGGGATAGTTCACGGGGCATAGTTTCAGGTAACGATCCACATCTTAGCCTTAATACTACGGCGGCTGAAGTTACAACTGACGACAGCGTAGATGCAGATTCAACTGGTTTTATAGTCAATCAACTATCTGCAACCAATGTTAATGTAAATAATGCAACTTATATAGGGCTTGCTATTGCGTAATGGAATACATATACGTCATTGAAAATAAGATTTCAGAAAAGTTTTACATTGGTAGGACGAACAATCCTGCTGCAAGAAAACGCGGTCATTTTTCTGAATTGCGTAGAGGCATCCATAACAACCCAAGATTGCAAGCATCATTTAACAAACATGGTAAACAAGCATTTGAGTTTAGAGTTGTTGATTCTGCTACGTCTGACGTTATTAAAATAAAAGAAGCTGAATGGTTTGCGGCTTTTGATGAAAACAAATCATATCTTTACAATTGTCATTTTGAAACATTTGGTGGCCCAAAAATTTGTAAACCACATACACAAGAACGTGCTGCAAAAATTTCTAAAGCAATTAAAAACGGAACTAGAAAATATATATTTAACATTCTTGATGAGCGATATGCCGGTGCTTCTTTAAAAAGTCTGGCAAAAAAACATGGTGTTGGCATTAACACTTTAATAAGTTACACCTTGGAATGGGAGCAACTTCGTGGTTTAAAAATGCCAAAAAGCGTTCAACAAGAATCTGCGCGTCAAAAAGTTGCTGAATTTGCTCGCATATTTAAAATTATTGGTGATACTGCTGTGAGAGAACTTAAAACATTTAAAGTATCGCGCAAATCTCTTATTAAATATTTGCCAGAATTTGGTTTATCAATTGAAGATTTAAGAATTGACGGTTGGAAACAAGAGGCGAAACAAAAAGCATTAGCGGCAATACAAATGGTTAAAGAAACTAAATGTACTGCACAACATGCAGTTAAAGTTTGCGGAGCAACTTCCGTTACTTTTTATAAATACGCTTGAGGTAACTATGGAAATCAGACTTAGAACAGGGCAGGTGATGACGGAAAGCGAGTTCCGCGCTGCCCATCCGAACACCAGTTTCCCGCAGCAATTGACTGTTGAGTTGCTGGATGGCTTTGACGCTGACGTAGTGATGAACGGGGCGCAGCCTAGTGCAGGTCGCTACCAAATTACATACCGCGATGGCGTGGAAGAGATCGGCGGCAAGTGGTTCACCAAGTATTCGCTCGGCCCGGTGTTCACAGACACCGTAGTTGAGGGCGTGACCACCACAGCCGCAGAGCATGAGGCTGCTTACAAAGCCATGAAGGATGCTGAACAGGCTACTTCAGTGCGTACTGATAGGAATAAGCGGCTGACTGACTCTGACTGGACGCAGGTGCTGGATGCGCCGGTGGACCAGCAGGCGTGGGCAGAGTACCGTCAGGCTTTAAGAGAATTACCGGATCAAGAGGGTTTTCCTTGGGATGTTGACTGGCCTGTGGAGCCATAATGCTTGGATTTATTCCATTATCTGCTGCTGCTTTATCTGATGATGCGATAAGCACGATTATTGCGGCTAACGCTGCGGTCAGTGGTAATGCTGTCGTTGTTGCGTCTGGCACTAGACAGGCAAATGCTAGTGCTGCGGTGCTTGGCAAGGCTATTGTAACGGCGTATGAGGGCGCTATACAGGGCAATGCTTCTGTTACTGGCAGGGCTGTAGTTACTGCCTTGGGCGGTTACATAAGAAGTGCAGACGCTGCGATTACTGGTCAGGCTGTTGTTACGGCAGACGGCGCTAGGTTGGTTCTGGCTGACGCTAGTGTTATCTGTGTTTCTACGGTAACTGCTGCGGCTAGTAATGTTATCCTTGGTGATGCTGCGTTTACTGGTAAGGCTACTGTTACGGCGGCAGGTAAACTTACGACAAATAGCGTTGCTACGATCAACAGTAAATTCACGGTTACTGCTAAAGGCATGATTTACGGTGAGGAATGGGTAAAGTTGACCCCACAGGATGATATATGGCTACGACAAGAATAGCATTTGGTGAGTGGACTCCAGACCAGCCGGGAATCCTGAGTGGCGTTACCGATGCTGTCAATTGCTATCCTGTTGCTAATGGATATGCGCCTATACCGAACATCGAACCTTACCCTAACGAGGAGACACAGGCTAGTGAAGTATTGCTGACTTGTTTTGGTGGTAAGTTCGGTGGTCAGAATAATCTGTTTGCAGCTAGTGCATCAAAGATATACAAGTTTGATTCAGGCAACAACAACTTTGCAGACGTTAGCAAGGCGGGTGGATACACTGCTGCTGCTTGGGATATTACTCAGTTTGGTCCGGTAATGATTGCGGCTGATGGGGTAAACAAGCTCCAATCTTATGATTTAAGCAGCAGTTCATTATTTGGTGATTTATCTGCTGATGCGCCTATTGCAAAGTATGTAACGGTTGTCCGTGATTTTGTGGTTGCGGCTAGTGAGGCTGGTGCTGAGAGTACGGTTTACTGGTCTGACATAAACAACGAGACGAACTGGACCGCATCATCTTCGAGTCAGGCTGATTCTCAGGTGCTTCCTGATGGTGGTGATATTACGGGTTTGTCTGGCGGGGAATATGGTCTTGTATTCCTTGAGAGAGCTATTTACCGGATGACGTATGCTGGTAGCCCGTTCTTCTTCCAGTTTGACGCTATTTCTAGGTCCTTGGGCTGCATTTCTAACGGTTCCATTGCTCAGCTATCAGGCACTACTTATTTCCTCGCTGATGACGGTTTCTACGCTTGTAACGGGCAGTCTGTTACGCCTATAGGGTCAGAGAAAGTTAATCGCTGGTTCTTTGAGAACGTAGCAATTAGCAAAATAACAACAGAAATGAGTGCAGCAGTTGATCCTGTTCGTTCCTTGGTTATTTGGGTTATGCCTACAGCGTCAGGAAAACAATTGCTTATTTATAGTACAAAAATTAATCGTTGGTCATATTCAACCATTGAAGTAAATGCAATTTCTTATGTTTTATCATCATCTTTTACGTTAGAGCAATTAGACAAAAGATCAATTACTGAAGGATTTAATACATTATCTGCAACGTATACACGTTCTGGCACGACGGTAACTGTTTCAGCAACGGATCATAAGCTACAGACCAATGCGTTTGTTTATTTTGATGCCACATCGGGTGGTGCTGTTGACGGGTTTTATCAAATAACTAGAGTCAATGACAACAGCTTTACTTTTGCGACGGTTGCATCTGGCACAATTTCGACAAGTAACTGCATACTATCTATGCCATCAATAGCTCAGCTTAATACATCGTTTGATGATCGTAGTTATGCTGGTGGCAAATGGTTTTTGGCTGCCGTTTCTGGTCAGAAAGTGTACGGATTCACTGGTGATCCCATCGAGGCTTATGTATCAAGCGCGGATATTGACATTGGTAGAAGTTTGGTCACGCTGGCAAAGCCTATTGTTGACAATGGTAGCGGTGATGTTGCGGTGTCTAGCCGTGTTTTGATGAGTAACGTACCGCAGTTTGGCGGTTATTCTTCACCTGATTCGATAAACCGGGTGTCCTTGAGGTCTAGCGGCAATTATCATAGGCTAAGAGTTAAGCCTACGGGGGATAACTGGCGAACACTTGTTGGCGTTGACGTTGAGATAACGAAAGCTGGCGACAGATGACCCGTCAATTTCGCACGTTACCTGTATTTGGTGCTTCAGAGCGAGACGTTTCTGAGGTTGTTCGCGGGATTATGGACGGGAAGACCAATAATTCTGGTTATTTTACGACTGGAACTTCAGCAACTCAGACAACGTTGAATGACCCTAGAATAGGTTATGATTCTGCAATTATATTTACGCCGATGAACGATGATGCGGCAAAAGAAATGGCTAAATTGTGGGTAGGTACAAGGTCACAGGGCAGTGCGGTGATTAATCATGCCAGCAATGCTCACGTTTGTAATTTTATGTATATCGTGGTTGGTTAATGGAATATAAATACATTGAACCAAAGGAATTAAGGAAGTGGTGGGCTACGATTAAGCCACCATTAGAGAAGATTAATAGCAGGGGAAATGACGGTTGGATACTTGAGGACGTTTATACGGACTGTTTTAACCAGAAAAGCCTGTTATTTGTAGGCATAGAGAATAACCGTTATCAGGGCTTCTTTATCCTTCAGCCATTAGGTGAGATTTTGCACGTTTGGGCTGCCTATTCGTTAGAAAATGATTATGATATTGTCAAAAATGCTTTAGAATTCATAAAGAGCATGGCTAGACAAGCTAATGCAAAAAACATAACATTTTCTAGTTATAGGCGGGGGTGGGATAAGAGGGCGGTGTCATACGGTTTCCGTCCTAAAAGCTGGATATGTGAGGTGTAATTATGGGCGGTGGCGGCGGAACGACTACGTCAAAAACAACGATTGATCCGGCGATTAGGCCGTATGTTGATTTTGCTTTAAAAGAAGGTCAAAGACTTTATCAAGGTACTTCGCCTCAATTTTTCCCGGGGCAGACTTATGTAAGCCCGTCTCAGCAAACGCAAACAGCTTTGGATCTTGCTGAAGCTAGAGCAACCCGTGGGTCTCCGCTAATTGGTCAGGCTCAAGACGTTATTTCTCAGCAGATGAGTTATTCAAGCCCGTATGCCAAGAAGATTGAAGACCTTGGCATGACTGCGGCTGACCCTAGTTCAGAATTCTACCGTTCAATGATGCAAGGCCAGCCAGAGAGCGAGGCTATGGGTATGGCTCGCAGGACTGCATCAGGCGCTTATCTGGAGGGCAATCCTTTCTTGGAGGGTGCGCTATCTAGGTCTAATCGTCTGGCTACTGAGTCCTATCAAGAGGGTTTGCGTGGCTTGCAGTCTCAGGCTGCTGCTGCTGGTCGATATGGTTCTGGTGCTGCTGGACAGCAGATTGCTAAAGGTCAGGACGTATTTGCTCGGGCTTTGACTGAACAGAATCAACAGGCTTATCTCCAGAACTATGCTAACGAACGTGCTGCTCAAGAAGCGGCTATTGGTCGTTTAGGCACAATGGAACAGCAGGGTGTTGCTAACCGTTTTGCTGGTGCAGGTGGTTTAACGTCTGGTCAGCAACAAGCATTGCAGACTCAGCTAAGCTCATTGGGTGCTGCTCAGGGGATTACTTCAGCAGACTTGGCTAGACAGTATCAGGCTGCTGGTGCGGCTCCGCAGATGGCTGCTCAGGACTATGCTGATATTCAGCGGTTGTTGACGGTTGGCGGTGCTAGAGAAGGTCAGTCAGCGGCAGAGCTTCAGGACGCGATGAGTAGATTTAATTACGAACAAAACTTGCCATACATGAAACTTAATCAATTTGCTAATTTGTTTAGCGGTGTTCCTCAAGGTCAGGAAACCACAGCTACGCCATCGGGGGGTAAATAATGGGGGCTTCAATCTTTCCATCAATTACTGGCGCCTTAATGAATGGAATTGCTACTAATATAGCTGCTGGCGGTGACACAAAGAAGGGGCTGCTTATGAATGCTGCTCTTTTAGCTGGTAGTCAAGGTATGCCCGGTGTTTTTTCTAATGCCGGTGCAACTGCATTTCCATCAACTGCCGCGAATACTGCATTTGCGATACCTTCTGGCGTTAACTCTGTTGCAGCTAGTCAGTCTGCAAATTTGTTGGCTCCGAGTGCAGTTGATTTTAGCAGTGGCATAGGTAGCGCAGTTTACCAAGCTCCATCACTAGGTGGTGGGCCTAGCACTGGGATGATTCCATCTTCATTAGCTACGCCACCGGGGTTTCTTGACCAAATTGGCAAGTACGCACAGCAAAACCCTGTTTTAACAAATATGGCAATGCAATCTGCACAGCAAATGATGCAACAGCCTGAAATGCAAGTGCAGTCAGGTAGTGTCAGCAGAGGTCAAATTGCCCCAGTTGATTTTATGAGTTTACTGAATCCGCAGCAGTCAACGGTAATCCGTCCTGCTATGCCTTCGCTTCTATAGGTGATGTATGGCAATTGAAGATTATATTCCTAATGTATTTGGTGGCGTTGCTCCTAGCTACCTGCCGGGTCTATTAGGTGCTGAGGAGACTCAGAATCTACAAAATAGAGCCAAGGTACAAGGCTTGCTTGGTGCTGGTCTGGCATTGGCTCAGGGTATGTCACGCACTGGTCCTAGACGCTCTGCGGCTGAGAATATCTTTGGTGCATTGGCAGGTGGATTGGGTGCTTCTGGTGGTGCTTATGAACAGGGCGTTAAAAACTACATGACGCAGCAGCAGATTGCACAGACTCAGCTTGCACAGCAAAAGGCATTGCTTGAGCGTCAGCAGACCATAGCGCAGCAAGCAGCTATAGAGAACCTGTTGAAGTCTCCTGAGATTGCTAGTGATCCGCTTAAAGTGGCTTACATTCGGGCCAATCCTAACGAAGCATTAAAGTTGTATTCAGAATTGTTGCCATTGCAGAGAGCGCTTACTGGCGGTCAAGTTCAGGCGGCTCCACAAGCGGCTCCACAAGCTGCTGCAAACGTACCTACTGGCACAGAAAAAGTAATGCCAGAGGTTTCGGTTACTGCTGCTCCCGGTCCTGCTGCACTGCTCCAGCAAGACAAAGACAGGCTTATTAAAGAAAACCGCAGAATTGCAGGTTTGACAAGTGAACAAGCACAGAAGCGTAGAAAAGAAAACTTGGATCAGATTGCTGCGATAGATAAGCAACTAGACCGCTTTGCTGTGTCTGGATACAACTTTGACACAATCAAAAAATCTCTGCCTGAGAAATTTAAGCCACAAATTGATGCAATTAAGCAGCTTGCTGAAACTCAAGCATTGGGTGCGGATCAGGTTCGTATTGCTGTCCAAGAGGTTTACAAGCAGGTTCAAGAATCTGAGAAGGGTCAAAAGATTGAGAATCTTCCGGGTGATTATGCTCAAATGCGTTTTGGGACAACAGATCGGACAAAACTAAATCCTGAGCAATTGGCTGAAGTATTGCGGTTTGCTAACGCTCCGACTGCTGACCAATATGCTCAACTTGCCAGAGAATCCCAAAGACTGCAATTTGAGACTGGTAGGGGTTCTGCTGTTCCTGTTAGTCGTGAGGCGCTTATCAGTGGTCAAAGGTCAGCTGCTCAACCTACGGTTAGTCAAACTCAAGTTCTCCCACAGCCTGCTCCGCAAGTTGTGCCACAAACTGCTCCACAACCTGCTCCAGCGGCTCCTGTTTCTCAACAACCAACTAGGGTCTCAACTGTAATTGATCCAAAGGTTTATCAGAACCCGCTTATCAGTCAACCTGATAGCAAGGTTCCACCAAAGAAAAAGCAAGAACTTCTTCAAGCACAGCCGGGTTTAATTAGTGCCTCTAATTACACGTTAAAGAATATTGTTGACGCTCGCAATGCTGCTCAGTCTTTGCTTGATAACCCTGCATACATTGATTCACTTTCAGGAAGAACCGCTCCGCTTAGAACTCAAACCATAGGTGGCGTTGTTCTTGACCAGCAAGCATATACAGCTAACGAGATATTAAATAACATTCTTGGCAGATCGTTTATTAGCGAAATTCAAGAAATGAGAGCAAATAGCCCGACTGGTGGCGCTGTTGGTAACGTAGCCGTTGCTGAGATGGAAAGCCTTTCAAAGATTAGGGGTGCTTTTAAAGTTGGTATGGACAAAGCTGAATTGAAAAAACAGCTTGAGTCATACATCAACAATGCCAATCGAGCGCTAAAAACTATTCCTAACGATTACGCTAGAACCTACGGCTATAACGGCGAGTTTGATGATTTGATCTCTAGCGAAGTAGTTATTCCCCAGCCTACAACAAATAAACTTCCTCCGGGCGTTAAAGTGCGGAGGAAACCATAATGGCTAAGTTTAGTTACGAAGTTGATATTCCCGGCGTTGGCACTCAAGTTGTTGAGTCTGACCAAAAACTTACAGATATTCAGGCATATGAATATGCTTTACAAGGCGCTCAACCTAGAACTGCTGGTCAAGAATTTACTAGAGGCGCGGGGTTGGCTGGTAGGGGTGCTACTCCTGTTGCTGCTGGCGCTGGTATTGGTTTTATGCTTGGTGGCCCACCGGGTGCTTTAGCTGGCACACTTGCTTTGCCATTGGCTGAGGTAGGAACACAAGGCTTAAATTTAGTATTGCCAGAAAAATATCAAATACCCTCTCCCGTTGCTGGCGTTGAGGGTCTTTTGACGCGCATGGGATTCCCTGTGCCGGAGACAACTGGCGAGCGAGTTATTCAGGCGGCTGGTGGTGCTTTATCTGGTACGGCTGGACAATTAGCTACTTTGCCAACAGTGACAAAAACAGCGACTACTGAACTTGGTAGAAACATTTCTGCCGAGATGTCTAAGGCTCCCGGTAGACAATTAGCTGCTGCTGCTCCTTCTGCGTCTGCTGCTCAATACGCTGCTGAGGCTACAGGAAGCCCGATTGCTGGCATGGTTGCGGGTATGGCTACTGGCGCTCCGTTTGCGGCAGGAACTCGCCCTACAGGGCCATCTAGAGAGGCTCTTGCGGCTCAGTCAACTGCTGCATTTGAAGCAGCTAAGAATTCAGGCATTGCATTTAACCCGTCAAGATTTAGCACAAGCATGAGTAAAGTTGCTGCTGATCTTCGTCAAGAAGGTTATACGCCGAGAGCATACCCAAAGATTGAGGCTGTAGTCAGGGAATTGACTGACGTTAATATGCCTAAAGACTTTACTGAGCTTCAAGCATTGCGGAAGATGATTCAAGGTGCTCAAGCTAGTATAGATCGAGAAGAACGAAGATTGGCATCTATCCTTAAAGATAGATTTGATGATTATGTCGTTAATGCGGATAAAACTGACATTGTTGGCGCAGGAAACAAAACTGGCGTAGCTGCTTGGAATCAAGCTAGAAACACTTATTCCCGCATGATGAAGGCTGATGTTTTTGATGAGATGCTGGCTAATGCTCAATTAGATCAAAGTAAATTTACTCAGTCTGGCGCTGAAAACTCTATGGCTCAACAGCTTAGAACTTTGGCTAAGAACAAAAACAAGATGCGATTGTTTACTCCTGCTGAACAGAAAGAAATTATTGCTGCCGCTAAAGGATCAAGCACACAAAACTTGCTTAAATTCTTTGGTAGGTTTGCCCCTACTGGCCCCGTTAGCAGTATTTTGCCCGGCGGTGCTATTGTTGCTAATCCTTATGTTGGTGTGCCTTTGGCTCTTGGTGCTACTGGCGCAAGAATGGGCGCTACAAGCCTTCGTAGGCAATCTGTTGAAAATCTTGCAGACATAATGCGAACAGGTGGATTGCATCCTAGACAAACATCTGCTACCAGAGCATTGGCTACTAGAGGTCTTATATCTCCGCAGCAGCCTGTAACAGAGGAAGAAATTAACCTATTGATGGGTAGATAATCATGGCAAAGAACAAGATTAGCGAGTTTAGCTCTACGCCGTCCAATAACACGGACATCGGCGGGATCAATATTGCAGAGGGTACTGCACCTAGCAATATAAACAATGCTATCCGCGAGTTAATGGCGCAGCTTAAAGACCAGCAAGCTGGCACAGATGGCGATAACTTTACGGTAGGCGGTGGGTTTACTTGTTCTGGCGCTGCTGTATTTAGTTCAACGGTTGCTATTGGTACGCCTCTTGCAGTTACCAGCGGTGGTACTGGATTGGCTTCAGTGGCTGCTGGTGATCTGTTGTATGCCAGTGGAACGAATACGTTAGCAAAACTTGCATCAGCGGCTACAACAACAAGTGTTTTGCTATCCGGCAATACGGCTCCTTCATGGGGGAAGGTAGCATTAGCATCTGCGGTATCTGGAACATTGCCTATTGCTAACGGTGGCACAGGCCAGACAACTGCAAGCGGCGCTATTAATGCGCTGGTTCCTAGTCAAACAGGCAATTCTGGTAAATACCTAAAGACTGATGGATCTTCGGTTTCTTGGGACACTGTTGCTGGCGGTGGTGGTACAGTAACTTCTATTGCTTCTGGTGCTGGTATGAACTTCAGCACGATTACTGCAACCGGAACTGTTACGATGGGTACGCCTAGTACCTTGACCTCTTCAACAACAAATTCTGCTTCTGGCACTACGCATACTCACGCAGTTACGTTCCCAGTTACGTCGCTTAAAGGTCAATCGTCTGATACGGCATTGACTGGGGCTTTGTTGCTGACAAGTCTAGAATCTTTTGGTAAGTCATTAAACAGTAACGGTTATCAAAAGTTACCGGGTGGGTTAATTATTCAGTGGGGCTATGCTGCAATTTCTGCGTCAACCACAGCAATTTCATTTCCGACAGCATTTGCTAGTGCTTGTTATTGCGTTGTTGCTACAAATTATTTGAGTGGAGATTTAAGTGGTACTGAGTTGGCAGTGACCCTTAGGTCGGTCCCGACAACCACTGGTGCAGATTTTGGTACATCATTAACCCTTGACGGGTTTTACTGGATTGCTATAGGCCAGTAAGATTGTAATTAATTTGGGGTTTTATTTATTGGTAAGAGTGAATCATGATAGACGCAACTAAAGCCGCTTCTGCGGCAACATACGGCGGCTCTGCTACAGCCGTTTTTTTTGGGCTAACAGCAAATGAATTTGCGGCTTTAGGCGGTCTTTTTATTGCTGTAGTTGGTCTTCTAATAAATATCTGGTTTAAACACCAGCACCTGAAGATCGCCAAAAAACAGATTGACGATGAGTAGCCAGAGAACGCTTATTGCCAGCTTAACGTTGTCCGCTGCTGCATTAGTTGGCATTGCGGTCCATGAGGGTTACAAGGAATCTGCTTATATTCCTGTTCCCGGTGATGTTCCTACGATTGGTTTCGGGGATACTCATGGAGTCAAGCCGGGGGATAAGACTGACCCTATCCGAGCTTTAATCAAGCTATCTCAGCACACAGAGAACTTTCAGCGTGATTTGAAGCGTTGTATTGGCGATGTTCCAATGTATCAGTATGAGTGGGATGCGATTGTTTCTTGGTCTTACAACATTGGTACTGGCGCTGCTTGCAAGTCTACTCTGGTCAAGAAGCTAAAGATGCGTGATTATTCAGGCGCTTGCACTGAGCTTTTAAAGTGGGATAAGTTTAACGGTAAGTCGTTACCCGGTCTGACTAAGAGGCGCCAGCAGGAGTATAAGCAATGTATTGGAGATTAGCGGTAGTTGCGGTTATTTCGATTATATTGGCTGGTGCTGGCTGGAAGTGTTACGTTGTGGGTAAGCAGACTATCCAGCGGGAATGGGATGCTGAGAGGGCTGCAAATGCCATAGCTGCGGCAGAAGCGGCTAGAAAGCAACAAGAGGTAGCGGACTCTGTAGCCGTGAAGGTAGTAGAGTCTGCTAGAAAAGATAAGGTTGTTTACCGGACCATTATCAAAGAGGTTGACCGTGTATCGAATGATTGCCCTATTAGTGCTGCTTTCGGGATGCTCCACGATGCAGCCGCAACAGCCACCTTGCCGGATAGCAGTACCGCCGGAGCTGATGGTCCCACCATTGCCGCTAAAGACGTTGCCGAAACCGTAGTGGATAATTACGAGTCCTGTCAGGATTCGATTAGGCGATTAGAGGCGTTACAGACCATTATCAGGAGTTATAACGGAAGGGTAGCGCCATGAAATACCTTGCTGCTGTTGTATTGTTGCTAATAACTTGTTATAGTTTTGCAGATGATTCACAAGCAGCAGGATTTGAGAATAATGCGGGTGGCTGGACGGTTATAACGACTCGAGACCATTATTGCAGCGCCAAAGATATGCACGACGGTTATGCTTTTGGGATTAGTTCGTATATGAGGTTTTGCTGGACTAGACGCTCTAACGCCATACTGGTGGTTTTTGAGAGCGGTGAAACGGGTACATGGCACGTTGACTCCTTTAGCCTGTTAAAGGATGAGCCAGAGTACAAGGGTAATAAATTTTAATGCCAAAAAAGATACCTGATGACTGTATGCCAGCTTGTCAGCAATGTTCGTTTTTTTTAGCAGAGCCTAAAGAAGAATTGGGGTATTGCAGACGCTATCCGCCAATGATTATTACTGTTGGTGATGATAATTACGACACGACTTTTCCTGTGGTTGCTAGGGATGAGTGGTGCGGAGAATTCCATCGTTTTGTAAACTGAATCATGTCAAATAAGAAATTATCTGATCAAGAGTTTGTTGATCTATGGAACAAGTTGGGGTCTGTTGCTGAAATAGCAAAATTAATGCAAATGGACTACCGCAGTGTTTTCCGTAGGCGCAGAAAAATCGAAAACAAACTAGGTATAAATTTACTTTCCTTAGATCAGAATAGTCCTAATCTTAGGGTTTTTTACTCCCATAACAATGTTAGAACAAATGTAGAGTTAGAAAACGGAGTTATTGTTATAGCCTCAGATTGCCACTACTGGCCCGGCATTATCTCTACAGGTCATCGTGCATTCCTAAAGATCATCAAAGACTTAAAGCCTCAGATGGTCGTTATGAATGGTGATGTGTTTGATGGGGCTAGTATCTCCAGACACCCGGTTTCAGGGTGGGACGCTCTGCCTAACGTAAAACAAGAACTAGAAGCCTGTCAGGAGCGCTTAAATGAGGTCGAGAAGGCTGCAAAAGGTGCTGCCTTGCACTGGACTTGGGGTAATCACGATATGCGCTTTAACGCCCGTTTAGCGTCTCAGGTAGGGGAAACATTTAAGGGTGTTATCGGCATGAACCTGACAGACCATTTCCCGATGTGGAAGTTCTCTATCAGCTTAATGGTTAACGATCATACAATGATTAAGCATCGTTATCATAATGGCATTCATGCTGCTTACAACAATGCTCTAAAAGCTGGCACTTCTATCGTTACCGGGCATTTGCATTCGCTTAAGGTTACGCCTTGGTCTGATTACGGTGGAAGCAGGTACGGTGTGGACACTGGGACTTTATGCAATATTGATGGAGACCAGTTCGGCTATGCTGAAGATAATCCAAGAAATCACAGGTCTGGCTTTGCTGTACTGACATTCCACGAAGGTAAGCTAATGCCGCCAGAACTCTGTGAGGTTATCGACGAGGACGAAGGACTAGCTTACTTTAGGGGCGAAGTAATAAAGGTATAAACTGTAGGCACTTGTTCAGAAGTACCGACATTTTGCCACTTATCCATTAGATTCCTCATTTATTATTAGTTTAAATTTAGACCTAAGTACGTCAGGCAAAATTTCACGCATATAATGCGGCATTAGCCATTTAGCTTCATTTATATCCATAAACTCTGTCATATCAGCAACAAAATTAATTAAATTTTTTTCTTCTTTATTCATTAGATTGCGCCTATTTTTTCTGCTATAACTTCCTGCAATCGTTCAATTTCAGACCTTAGATAATTAATTTCCCTTTGTCTGGATTCGTAACCAGCCATCCATGTCCTAAAATCATCTAAGGTTGCATCGGGCTTATTATCGTTAGCCCATGCGTCAAACAGAGTTCTTCTCACGTTGTATTCTCCCTGATAAATGCTCCGTCTTTATTAAGGTAGCCTTTACGGTCCTTAATTTCGTTATACGCAGATTTAAGGCACTTTGTCAGGTCTAGATTCTCTAAAGCCCCGATGTTAATAAGACATACAAGCACATCGCCAAGACCGTCAACAATAGCAGGTCTGTCCCGTTTAATGATAGCATCTGCAAGTTCTCCCATCTCTGATACAGCTTTTAACATCTGCGTTTTAGAATCTGAATTAGCTATGATTCCTCTGGCTTCTGACCATCGGATTACATCTAACTCTACGATATTCCAGCTCATTTAGCCATTTCCTCAATTTCAACGATAGGCAAGCCAAATGCTTTGTGGATTGCAATTATCATTTCAGCAGAGACCTTTGCCTTATTGTTTCGTATGCGGCTAATCGTTGGTGCGCCGACTTTCAGTTTGAGAGAAAGCTGACGGTCATTTTTAAGGTCAAAGCGTTTTTGCAGTTCATCAAGAATCACGTATTTCTCCTGTTATGGTTACCAACATGGAAGGGTAGGTTGCATTCCCTTGCTGGCTGTGTGCGTTATGCCACTATCGCCCTATGGCCTACCCTTTCATCTTGGTGCAAGGTCACTAGCGGAAGGAGGTCTAAGAGACTGCTAGCCCTTGCTGCCGGTGTTACACGCCACTACCGGCTTGGCGTATTGGGTGAGCCTACTCGCTGCGTCTGTATTGGTGCTGATCTCCAATGTTTTTGGGCCTCCAGCTCTAGAAACCTTTGGGACATCCAGTAGCAATTCAGCTTTTGCCTCTAACAATTTACAGTATCCGCTTTTGGCTCATAGACTAAAAAGGAATATCCTGATTCATATCATCGTCAATCGGCTCGTAAACTTTCTCTTTATGAGGGCGAGCTTCTTTAGGCTTTACTGACAGGCTAAAGAACTTCTCCCCCGTCTCCTTATTCGTCTTGAGCCAGCCATTGAGCCAGTACTGTTTGCCCTCTACCGTAATCTTTCCTGAGTAATCTGGGTGGTTCTCTTGAGTCTTGGCTTTGTTCTTACCAAGGTCTCCACTATTTTCTGGATCGTATGCCATATATTCCCTATCGAGTTGTAAATTTCTTAATTGCTGCCCGTTGCTTACTATCTAACAAACTCCAAAGGGCTGTCTTGGAATCTGCGTCTAACTCTGATTGTTCAATAAACTGAACAGCGCCTTCTACGTCATCTAAAGCCAGCAGGGATATAACGTTAACGCCAATGCTACGGATAGCCTCCTGTTCCTCGCTGGTCATATTGTCGAATACGTCTTTAGTAATAGGCTTAACGGACTTGGGAGCCTCTGATCCAGTCGTAGCGTCTAGTGCATCATGCTCGACAATCTCAAGGGCTGTAACGTAAAGGTAGCGTCTACTGTAGGTCTCTACCGCACCTAGATTTTGTATAGGATGGCAGCCCTTCAGGTTTGCGTCAGCCATCGGACTAGTAAATGTAATGCAGCCACCAGACACTATAGTTCCATTACTATCTACTACTGGGTTTGTATCAATTATGCGTAACTCAGCGTAATCTTTAGTAAAGCTAACAACTGAACAGAGTCCAAGTTCATTGAATATCTGGTTAATGGTAGGCAGGAAATCGCCTAGTTCAAAGTACTGGTATCCAGCAAACTTATTGTGTCCCGACTTCTTTAGTGGCGCAGCTTGCAGCATCATCCGAGCCTTTTGCAGCTTTGCGTAGACTTGATATTCAGACATTATTTAACCTTTGAATTTTTTATACTGCACGATATTGAGTTCCCGAACTTCCTGAACAGGCTGTACCTTATTAGCCTTAGCTTGCATTTCTTTGCGAGCCTTTGCAAAGGTCTTAGCAATGTTTGTATTGACGGAAGGGACATATTTAAAATCAGGGTCTAGTATGGATTTACTCATATTGAACAGGCTAGAACATAAAGAATAACCATTAGGGCAACCAGCACTTTAGGGTGTCTAGCTAACCAGTCATCAGTCGAGAGAAGTTTGTTCACGTTTCATCCTTTCCATTTCCATAATAATCATGTCTACGTATGCTAGAGCTTGACCGAATGATTCAATGTCTTTGCCGATAGACTTGCAGAGCATTTCACGAGCGATTCTCATGCCCTCTGCGATACCGTCTTTATACGCTCTGGTCCGAACGTCGCTGATAATTGGATTTTCCATTAGATTCTGTCTTTCCATGCTGAATACGCAGCATCCTCACGCTCACGGCGAATATCGTCTGCCGTAAGCTCAATCGGATCGGTTTTCATTGTTTCTGTAGCCCTGCAAACCATTGCTGCTATTTCGTTACTCATAGCCGTTTGTAGCTTGGCTGCATCTTTGCGGTTCTCAGACCAGACGAATAACAGTCTTGAGAATTCTTCACGCACTTGATCTTCGTCAAGATTGACTAGAAAATCATCTGGGTAGCCAGTAGTAATTTCGTTAATTAGGTAGCTCTGCAATTCATGGATATTCATATTTATCTCCTAGTAGCCGCGTGTTGCGGTAAGTGAATAATACATGGGAATGATGTTTGTGTGCAAAATATTTTCTATCGGTAATCTGTTGCTGATAGATAAAATCAATTGACAAATGTATTATCCTGCCGCAATATTCTTCGGCAGCTTAATTTAAGGAGGAAATTATGAAAGTTGCGGAAAAGGCAATATTAATATTTTGGTTTATTTGTGGTGGGTTGGCTATTTACTGGGGCATTAAAGTACATAATATGCCGCCAAAGCTGCCCTGTGCGGTGGCTGAGATTAGCCCTGACTTTAGCCATGAGGATAGACAAAAATGCAGGATAATTCGGAGTCACAAATTATGAGAGAAGATAATGAGCCAGCACCCATCTTGCAGTGGAAACCCTTGCAAACCTTCTTGCCCAAATTGTCCCCTAGAGGTCAACCCATTGAGCAGCGATCATTTAAAACCTGCACAAGCAGAATCCCCGAAGCCAAGTTATTTTGGTACTAGGTTCTGCTACGGGTGCAAGAAAAGCAGGAGCAATAAACAGTTCCAAGATGGCAACGTCTGTAAGATTTGCACGTTGCGTGGCGTTAAGGTATAGTAGTTACGTGCTTGGCGGCGCGAATTAGGCAAGCCCTAGAAGGGACTCTGCTGGTAGCCTACCAGTCCGCCAACACCGTTATCGGTGAGAGTCTCTCCTAGGGCTTTTTTTATTGGAAAAAGCTATGAATTACTACCAGTTTCATATAGGCGATTACATTAGCCATACGCATCATTTAAGCAACGAGGAAGATCTTACCTATCGTAGGATGCTTGATTTTTATTATCAATCTGAGAAACCTTTTAATGATGAAGATGTTGAGAAAATTGCAAAAAGAGTGAAGTCACATCCAGAAATTGTTACTCAAATTCTTGAGGAGTTTTTTGAATATGATGTAAGTGATTATTGTTGGCACAATAAAAGAGCAGATGCTGAAATAGCCAAATATCATCTGAAATCAGATAGCGCAAGAAAGGCAAATCAGAAACGATGGGGATCTGAAGATCATCTGAAATCAGATCTGAAATCAGATGCCGATCAGATCCTAACCAATAACCAAGAACCAATAACCAATAACCATAAAAAAGAATATATTGATCGATTTGATATTTTCTGGAAGCAATATCCACGTAAGGTAGCAAAGCCTAATGCATTGAAGTCTTGGCTCAAGATTAAACCAGATGATGTTGTCTTAAAGAAAATGTTAGCTGCAATCAATCATCAAGGGCTTCCCAGTAGAGAAATTCAATTTGTTCCACACCCAGCATCATGGCTAAATGCTCAACGTTGGGAAGACGAAATAACAGCACCTGCGAATAACGGAATGACTATGGAGAGGCGCGTACTATGATCGGAAATCTACTCAATCGCCTAGAGAAGGTAAAAGGCTCTAAGGGTCGCTGGACTGCTTGCTGTCCTGCTCACGCTGACCGTAGTCCTAGCTTAGCAATCACGGCTCTTGACGATGGTCGCATTCTGCTCAAGTGCTTTGCCGGATGTTCTGCTCAGGAAATAGTAACGTCAGTCGGTATGGACATCGGTGACCTGTTTCCTAAAGAAAACAAACTAGGGTATTCCAGCGACAATCAGCGACAAAAACCTGAACGCCGACCATTTTATGCGACAGACCTGCTACGAATCATCCATTTTGAGGCACTTTTAACGTCACTGGCTGCGTTTGATTTGTCCGAGGGTAGGCAGGTATCAGATACCGATAGAAAACGGCTTAAAACGGCTTTTGAGCGGATCAACGAAGCGGCTAATTATATTAACTAGGAGAAAAATATGAAGGCGTTTCCAATAAGCAAAGATAATGGTCATTCTGAAAATCAGGATGGTATGGATTTACGTGATTATTTTGCAGCTAAGGCGTTGTATGGAATGGTATCAAATGATGCTTGGTTTGGGAAAGATGAATCATGGGATTCTGTTGATTCGATGACAAAGGAGTATGCTGATGAGGCTTATAAATTTGCTGACGCAATGATGAAGGCAAGGAAAATATGAATAGGCCAATTTACGAAACACAAAAAGATTTAACCCGTGAAAAATCAATCGGTGATGTTTTGGCTAGGGTTTGGAAAGCTGAGTTGCATAAATTGCCTCGGTCATATCATGTGGATTGGATGATTACTAAAAATAAACAAGTAAAAGCATTTGCTGAATTGAAGTGCCGAAATAATGCTAGTAATCAATATCCAAGTTTGATGTTGTCTTTGCACAAGTGGATGCACGGTAAGCAATTAGCTGCTGAGGTATCTGGAGATTTTTTGATTATTGTTCAGTGGCAAGATGGGTTGTTTTATTTCAAAGAATCTGGATTTGATGTCACTTATAACTTTGGTGGAAGAAAAGATAGGGAAGACGATCAGGATATGGAGCCGGTAGTACATATACCTGTTAATTATTTTAAACAAATTATTGGATAAATATGAGCCTTGAAGAACGAGCAATAGACCTAGACGAGGCTAGGAAAGCCCGACTCATCAAGTCTGAAGTCATTGATGTAGAGAAGTATCTACACGCTAACGACGTGACGATCAGGGTCAAACGGGCTACGGACTGGTCAGAGACAATTAAGCGCAACTACCTAGCGGGTGATAAGGGTAATCAGATTGTTCTTCCTTGGCCTAAGACGCACTCCACTTTTGCGTTCCGTGAGGGAGAGGTAACGGTTTACGCTGGGGGTAACGGTGGCGGTAAGTCGCTGATTACGGGCCAGATTGCTTTGAATCTGATACGTCAGGGGCAGAAAGTCTGTATCGCTTCGTTTGAGATGAAACCTGAGAAGACCTTAGAGCGAATGTTGCGGCAGTTCTCTGGGGAATACATGGATAACCCGGTAACGAATAACCGTGAGAAATACATTACCGACTTATTTGTCAGATTTAATGGGTATATTTCTGACAAATTGTATCTTTACGACCAGCAAGGCACGACTTCAGCGGATAAAGTTATCGCTATGGCAAGGTATTGTGCTATGGAACTGGGGATTCAGCATATCTTCATTGACAGCTTGATGAAGTGCGTGAAGGGTGAGGATGACTTTAACGGTCAAAAGAACTTTATTGACGAGCTGACTGCTTTGGCTAGGGATCATTGTGTACACATTCACTTAGTCCACCACATTCGTAAGCTAGTTAACGAGGAGCAGCAGCCGAACAAGAACGACTTGAAGGGTTCGGGTTCTATCTCGGATCAGGTTGATAACGTGTTCTTGATGTGGCGCAATAAGAAGAAAGAGAACATGAGGCAGCGAGGTGAGGTGGTAGACGAGACGCAGCCGGATGCTTACCTGATGTGTGAGAAACAGCGTAACGGGGAGGCTCAGGAATGGTATGGTCTTTGGTATCACGCAGCGAGCCAGCAGTTTGTTGAGAGCTTGGGGCTAATGCCGATGGACTTTGACAATAAAGGGCGGTTCAGTGGATGAAGTTTCATTGAAAATTCATGCAACCGAGGATCATCGTCATAGGTGTGAGACAAGACAAGTATTACGGTGGAGAGCAGAGGACAGGAACAAGGCTATTCATTACTTAATGAAGGTCAGGAAAGCTAGGGGTGATGCCGCGGCAGACAAGCTGGCTCAGGATTGTAAAGATCAGTGGGCTAAAGGATCAAAAGGGATTGAGGGGGATTGGCGTTGAGAGCTTATAGGGTAGATGCAAACCAGCGGGAGATTGTTGCTGCACTGCGGGAAAAGGGGTTTACCGTCCAGCACTTGCATAAAGTGGGTGAAGGCTGTCCGGACATAATCGTCGGGCATAGTTACGGCGGCAGACCTTACAACGTACTGCTAGAGATTAAAGAGGGTGACGGAAAACTGACACCCCAGCAAGTTATCTGGCATGCAGGTTGGCGAGGTCAGTGTGCTGTTGTCAAGAGTGCATCAGAAGCTATACAGGCTGTATACAATGCCAGCAAATAAGAAGCCTAGAAAACCTAAGAAGTACATCCCTAGAATGCTTCCGATGACCATTAGGCACAATGACGAAGCTGAGCGGTCTTTGCAGCTAACGCCGCATTCCGAGTTGCTGAAGCTGCGAGAGGGCTATGGGGATGAGGGTAGCTGGAACACTATCGTCGCTAGGCTTAATGTGGGGTTAGTGGCTGCTAACGCTGATGGCAAGCCGGATCAAGCCAAGCAGATTAGGGTAGGACTAGATGCGATGCTCAAGGTGCAGGCTAGGTTTGATAAAACTGGCAAGTGGGGGTTATCTGGCAGCGACTTAAAGGAAGTGGGGGATGGGTTGGTATTGACTGATAACTTACAGCTATCGTTAACTAGAAAGCAATTTGCACAAGCTATCAATTATGTATTCCAGCAAGTAGCAAAATAGGTTTATAATTATCCCGTCTATGTGTGGGCATGGATAAAATTACTGAAGCCCTTAAAGCTTTGGTTCTCGCCTGAAAAGGTAAAACGTGCCCACACACGCTGAGAACCAAGACTTTAGGGGCTTTTTGCGTTTTAGACCGTACTGGTCACGTTAGTAATGAACCCACGTTCGGGGTTGCTGCCAAGAAAACCGAGTGCGCTATATTAACAGGGCGGCGCAGCAGACTTGCTACAGGTACTTGCATAAACAAGGTAGAACGGTTGATGAACGGTTGGGCCACGATACGGTCACCTTGGAAGATGAATGTAGCCACGAGAGTGAACAGCTAGTTCTCTATAGCTGGAAAGGTGTTAAATATCAACCCCTCGCCCTGTTCTATTGTCTAAAGGAATATGATTACTAATATGAATCAAATAGACCCACACGAAGCAATTAACTACATGATTCGGCACTCTGCTGAATATGCTCAGGCCAAGGCTCAGGTAACGTACCTTGAGGAATTCCGGAAAAGCAAGAAAGCCATGCTGTTCTCTAGCGCAATTGGGAATACTATTGCCGACAAAGACAATTTTGCTTATAGTCATCCAGAGTATTTAGCGATGCTGGATGGCCTTAAAGCGGCTGTAGAGAAGGCAGAAACACTCAGGTGGATGTTGGTAGCGGCACAGGCTAGGATCGACGTATGGCGCTCACAAGAGGCCAGTAATCGGAATATAGATAGATCAACTCAATAGGAGGATAATATGATTGATGATTCAAATCTGGCGCAATGCGAGTTTTGTGGTTACGTAACAGACTGGGATGATGTACCTACGGCTAACGATCCTTGGTCTGACGGAACTGTAACTTGTTGTCCTGAATGCAACGAGGGGGAGTCTTTTTCTAGCTATGACCCGGCAGCGGCAATTGTTCGAGAGCAGCGAATTGCCCATCAGTCTGCGGAAGCTAACCGAGCCTGAGATAGAGCATCTCGGCATCAAACATTTCGGAAACATCTACTACTACTATCCGGACCAGATTAAGTCTTTGGTTCTGGATATTTACAAAAAATACCAAAAAAACAAATGATTAACCAAAAGCTATTGTTATGGGCTAGATCATGAATGACAAGCAGCCAGAGTCTTTACGGTTAGCTGATGGTTTAGAGAAAATCTATGGTCTAAAGTCCGAGGCTTACGTGATGCTAACGCACGAATGGCGCAGGAACTTTACAGGGGAAAGGAAGCCGACATGACAATCGACATGACAAAAATATGGTTTGTAGATGGACAAATCATTGAGGAACAAATACCGGAAGAAGCTATTTACGAGCCGAACTGGGGTATCGAATACTGTAAATCATACGCCGAGCAACTTAGAGATAAGACACGCGCAAACCGAGCAGAACATGCGGCAGAATGTATTGAGTATTTACTAAGTTTGGTTCAGAAAAAATGGCAGGGGCTGACGGATGAGGAAATACGCAACGAAGCCAACCATCATGTATTTGATGAGTCGTTTTTTAATGGCGCAGTATGGGCAAGAGGGAAAA